CAATTTGTGATACGTGTGGACAACGCTACCGCTTAAAGCAATTAAAAGAACAGTGGGACGGTTTTATGACCTGTCCGGAATGTTTTGATATTAAACAGCCCCAATTAGATCCTCCTCCAATTGGGGCTGATCCTCAAGCTGTTAGGAATCCAAGACCCGATCGTACGGAACCGGCAGCCGTATCTATGCTGACCAACAACCCTCTTTTGTCTACCCAAGGCAGTGCAGTTATTAAAGTGTTTCAAGACGATCACGGTAAATCGACAGGAAATAAAGTACGCTTTAGAAACACAGAATCTTTTGATGGGTTTACCACAGGGACGCTACAGGATCCTGATGGCTATTCCATAACTAAAGTAGACGATGATACTTACACGTTTACTGCTGTTGCAGGCACAGGAACAGTTGGAGCCAGAGGAGGCGGTCCTTTTGTCGCGGTCGGACCTGCACAAGCTTTGTTGCCTTTGAATCCATTTAGGAGTGGTGATGCCGGTGCTAATACAGTAATCTCTGTTACTGAGTTTAAACACAATAGGACCACAGGAGATACCGTGCGTTTTAGATCAACTAAAGCTTTTGATGGAGTTACAACAGCCGTGCTTGAAAGTGCAAGTGGGTATACAATAACGGTTGTGGATACAAATGAATATAGCTTTACTTCAACCGGTACTGCAACCACAGGGGATGTAACTGGTGGTGGCAGTACAGCAACAGCAGGACCAGTATCGTGAGTTTTACTTATAGCGGATTAAAAACAGCAATACAGGATTATGTAGATAGTTCTGAGACTACTTTTGTTAATAATCTTGATGTCATAATTAAGCAGGCAGAAGAACGGATTCTTAAAAATGTTTGGCTGGATAATTTTAGAAAAAATGTAACAGGAACCGCATCAGCCGATACCCCCTATTTGGGAATGCCCTCAGACTTCTTAGCCCCTTTCAGTTTGGCCGTCATATCCAGTAATGTTTACTATTATTTGTTATTAAAACAAGTTAGTTTTATGCGCTCTTATAAACCAACAACATCCGGATCGGTCACGGGACGTCCAAAATATTACGCCGAATTTGACAGCGATAGTTTTATTTTGGCACCGACGCCCGATGCTACTTATACTTTTGAATTACACTATTTTTATAGACCCGCATCATTAACGGCTGCTGGGGATAGCGGAACCACATGGCTTTCCGACAATGCAACCAATTCTTTACTTTACGGTTCCCTGGTAGAGGCAGCGACATTCTTAAAATTAGATCCAAATGAAATGGCCAATTTTGAACAACGCTTCCAAGATGCCATTGGCAGATTAAAGAATACTTCTGAGGGAGCAGGAACTCAAAGTCAATACAGATACGACCAAGTTCGCATTCCCACCACATGAAACCAATACCAGAGCTAGAAGGTAAGAACATAGCTATTATTGCTATGGGTAATAGTCAGTTGGACTATCATAAAATGATTACACACAGTAAGACATTTGATGAAGTGTGGGCTATTAACGCCATGATTGGAGTTTTGAAAAGAGTAGATAGAGCTTTTGTGTTGGATCCCGTTAGTCGTTTTTTTGATACAGGGGATGCAGGGAACATGACGGTAATGATGAGGGAGACTTTACCCGTTGTTGATTATCCTATTTATACCTGTGAATTAGATCAACGAGTACCCGCTTTAGTTGAATATCCAATAAAAGAAGTGGTCACAGATTTAGACTGCGGATACTTTAATAATACTATTGCTTACGCGATTGCTTTCGCCCTATGGAACAACGTCGGTGGTGTTAGTATGTTTGGTGCCGACTTTACTTATAAGGGAAACCTATACTTTGCGGAACAAGGACGTGGTTGTTGTGAATTTTGGTTGGCTAAATGTATGGATGCAGGTATTATTGTCCAAGTGGCTTTGACGTCTGGTCTTTTAGATGCTGACGTACCCATTCAAGAAAAATTGTATGGGTATCATCGATTAGAAGATCCTTTTGTTACTTACACAATTAATAATGAAATAAGTATTTGTAGGTGGTCAGAAGTTGAAAAGCAACAAGCTATTCCTATAGGATTAGTGGGAAGGCACGACGGACAAGTACAAGAAGGAATTGTGGAGCCTGAAAAATACTGATGTTTTCATTTGAATCAGATACAGAAGTTGGAAAGCTCAGTGTTACCACAACGGAGAACAGAGGGCACACGATAGAAAAAGTTGCTCAAATGGCAACGGATAAAATAATTTCTATCAGTGATACGGCTCCTGCACCCATAAGGGAACAAGCTCATGTTTTTAAAGAAACATGCAACAAAGTGATTGCGTATTATATGCAAGAAGCGGTTAATAACCACATGTGTACAATATGTAATTTATTAGAGAAACAGGGTCAAAAAGACCTAGCTAACATTATTAGGAGACTATAATGGCAATAACACAAGCAATGTGTACGTCTTTCAAAAAAGAATTGATGACAGCAACACATAATTTTGCGACAAACGGTAATACGTTTAATTTGGCTTTATATACCAGTTCAGCTACTATGAGTGCTTCTACTACAGCGTATAGCACTAACCAAGAAGCAACGGGTACTAATTACACAGCAAAAGGGGGAACTTTAACTAAAGTAGCGCCTACTACATCTGGAACGACAGCGTTCACGGATTTTGCTGATTTAACTTTTGGTACCGCTACCATAACAGCTAGAGGGTGCATGATTTTTAACGACACAGCTTCAGGAGATCCTGCGGTTGCGGTCTTTGATTTTGGTGGTGATAAGACCAGTACAGCAGGTAGCTTCACAATTACTTTTCCCACGGCTGATGCAAGTAATGCTGTCATAAGAATAGCATAGGGTAGCCATGGCTGGCTGGGGTCGAAGTACCTGGGGTTCAGGTCCTTGGGGCGAACCTGCGGTAGTTAATGTAACTGTAAACCTTACAGGGCTTGCAGGGACTTCTGCGTTAGGTACAGAAACAGTTACCTGTGATGCTAATGTAGCAGAAACAGGACTGGCTGGCACAGGTTCTGTCGGCACTGTTGTTGCAACTGGTGCGGCGATTGTTACTGAAACAGGAGTTGCAGGAACCACTGCTTTAGGTACAGAAACAGTTACTGGAGATGCTAATGTAGCAGAAACAGGTGTTGCAGCTACAGGAGCTGTTAACTCCCTTACCGTTACGGGAGAAGCTAATGTAGCAGAAACAGGAGTTGCTGGAACTAGCGCAGTTAGTAGCGTAACTGCAACAGGTGGTGCAATAGTCGCTGAAACAGGCCTTGCAGGAACAGGTGCCGTAGGCACAGTGCTTGCAGCAGGCTTTGCCATCACAGGAGTTAGTGGTACTGCTTCTACAGTATCCCAGGGCGATGAAACCGTTACTGGTGATGCCAATGTTTATCCTACGGGAGTAGCAGGAACATCAGCATTAGGCAGTGTAAGTACGGTCACAGTTAATGTAATTTCTATTACAGGAGAGGCTGCAACAGGGAGTGTTGGTTCGCTAACTGCTACTGGACATAGTAATATTGCAGTAACAGGAGTTTATGGAACTGGCTATGTAAATCAGTTATTAGTATGGGGTATTATTGATGATGATCAAGACCCAAGTTGGACAGGAGTAAGTGATTCTCAAGACCCAAGTTGGAGTGGAGTAAGTGATTCACAGGATCCAAATTGGACAGACATTGCAGCATAAATAAGTTATGATATTATTGGAGAACAAACATGGCAAGCACGTACGTAAATAATCTAAGACTCGATGAAATGGCTACTGGTGATGGTAGCGGAACATGGGGTACAACAACAAATACGAATTTAACGCTGATAGCGGATGCTTTCGGTAGTGCTTCAACAGGAATAACAGGCACTACGCACACGATCACTATACCTGATGGTACGGAAACGGATTCGGAAGCAAGAAGTATGGTATTAACCCTAACAGGTTCTATTACCGCACTCAACACAGTTACTTTAGCCCCCAACACAGTTAATAAAGTCTGGATAATTCAGAACTCAGCAGGGTATGCAGTTACCCTCACCCAAGGCACAGGAGCCAATGTCGTAATACCGAATGGCGGTATTAAGATGGTGGTGGCTGACGGAGCAGGATCGGGTGCTGCTATTACTGACGTTTTAGATTTAACAGGTGGAACAGGCAACGTAGGACTCGGTAGCGGTAATTTAGGCACCGCTTTAACCACAGGTACGGACAATGTAGCCATTGGGGAAGCGTCACTCGATGCGGTCACCACTGGTTCCGACAACACCGCAGTAGGGGATAATGCTGGTGGTGCTTTAACCACAGGCGGCAATAACGTAGCTATTGGTTCAGGAGCCTTATTAGTAGCCACAACGGCTGCTGATAATACCGCAGTAGGAACTTTAGCCTTAACTGCTAATAGTTCTGGGACAGATAATACTGCTGTGGGTTATGCCGCAGGAGATGCTTTAACAACAGGTTCTCGTAGCACTTTTGTCGGAGACAATGCAGGTGGTGCAACTACAACAGCCAATAACAATGTTGCTATCGGAGCAGATGCACTGTTAGTTAATAGCACAGGTGCTTCAAACGTAGCAGTAGGTAAAAGTGCATTAGATGCAAATACTACAGGAAGCGACAATACTGCGTTAGGAACACTAGCACTTTCCGCAAACACCACAGCTTCAAACAACACTGCGGTTGGTAGAGATGCTTTATTATCAAACACGACAGGAACAGAAAATGTTGGAATGGGGTATCAAGCTGGGGATGCTCTAACAACAGGTGATGCTAATACATTTATAGGTACTTATGCAGGTAGTGCTACAACTACTGTAGACAGTAATACAGGTATTGGTCGAAGTGCATTAAATGTAAATAGCACAGGTGCTACAAACACTGCCGTTGGAGCAGATTCTTTAGCTAGTAATACTACTGCATCTAATAATACAGCAGTTGGTTATAGCGCTTTAAATGCAAACACGACAGGAACAGCAAACACATCCGTTGGTGAGGGTTCTTTAGCAGCTAATACAACTGCAAGTTATAATACTGCTGTCGGTAGAGAAGCCTTAAATGATAATACCACTGGT